CCCCAAACCCAACCTTCTTCTTTAAATGCTTTGACGATTAGAGAGTTCTCTGTGAAAGAGTATTTGTTGTATCCAGGTTTCTTTCCGAGCATATTATAAGGCGCTGCTATGTCGATAGCAAGTCCAAAAGCATGAGTAGATAGAGAATGTCCGCCACGCATGTTACGGATGTTCCAAGTACCAGAGAATACATGAAGCTGTTGTGCTTTAATCTTATCGTAGTCTCTGCCATTCTCATCCCAAACATAAGTTAGAACACGAACAAGAGAGTCTGCGCAGATCTTATTCATCCAGGTCTTAGTAATCTTCATATCGTCCATCCACATAGTATATGGTAGTTGGACTTGAATCATGTGTTTCTTAAATGTTCCGCCATAATCAGGAACGCCGAACTTCTTGCGTAGTTCTGATTGCAGAGGCCAGACGTTTTTCTTGAGTTTAGATACGGTAGGAACGTTTGCTTCTTTAACAGTGTTTGTAACTGTTACGAACTTTGTTTCATCTGCTTCTTTAACAGCAACATCAGTGGTGTATAATTTACCGTCGTGAATAAATGTTTCTTTGCCAGCTTTTCTCGCAGCAGCAAATGCTTCTTTAAATGTAGCCATAATAATCTCCTAATATGAAAAGGGAGAGCCGAAGCCCTCCCATATTTAGAAGATTATTTAATGTCTACTTTCTTTGGTTTCTTTTCTTCCGGAACAACGTTCTCTAGGAAGATCTTTAGCATACCATTAACATATTCAGCGTTCTTCACTTCAACAGTATCAGCAAGAGTAAACTTGCGAGTAAACACTCGATCAGCAATTCCCTTCCATAGATATTGAACAGGATTATCGATAGGATCGATCTCATCAACAGTAAATCCACCCTTTACTACAAGAGTGTTGTTCGCTAGTTCAATGTCGAGATTGTGCTTACCGAAACCAGCCACTGCGAGTTCAATGGTATAGTTGTTGTCATCCACCTTGACAATATTATATGGAGGCCAGTTGGTTGCTTTTGCGTAGGTTTCTTGGGCGGTAGCTAAGTTCTTTAGCATGCGATCGGCGCCAACAAACCACTTATCGATATTACCTGTGTTGAATGAAAATACATCATTAGTCATTTTTATGCTCCTATTAAGCGAGTTTTAGATTCGTACCCCTTACGGCGATACATTTTATTATATAGTTATTTCGAGGTGGAAGTCAATACCTCCCCCTCAATTATTTTTTATTCTGCTAGAAGTGCTACGCCTTCACGCCCTAGCAAAGCATGAATACGTCCTAGAATCTGACAATGAGATAGAATGTGTTTAGAAGGACAAGCCCAATCCACATTCCACGGAGATCGACGACATCTGCCTTTTCCGCAACAGCGGTAGTAGTTACTGTACTCATATATTATTCTCCATTGAGAAAAAATCAAGTGGTCAGTTTCGCCTTTGGTGACAGATGAAACTGCCACTCTTGGTATTATTTATACTATACCTAGATTGAAAAGTCAAATACTATTTTCAGTGGAGTTTTTTGCCGAAAGTTTCTTCGGCCACGACATAAATCGACATAGAATATTTGTCTAATATAAAAATCGGAGTCATATTGGCTGCTTTGTATTCGTCAGCCGCTTTCAAAACAGTTCTCATACCTGATTCTTCATCGTCAGGAATATACTTTACTGCTTCTCTAATAGTTTTTTCTGGTATCTGCACCATATTATTCAGTTTTGTCATTCTTGTCTTTTCTGAATTGTTCCCAATACTTTTGTACAGAGCTTGAAAAGAACATATATCCAAAAGCTGCTGCCATGATAGTATTTCTATACATATAGTATACGGGATTTCTGTCTAAAATATCTTCGGCTTTTTGTTTGTCTTTTTTCTTTACTTTTTTGTTTAGTACATCTTTATTTTCTATCATATCCTCAAAGAACTTCTGCCTGAGTTTGTTAGCTTCTTCTGCCTTAAAAAGCTCTTTATTTTCAGGAAATAATTTCTTAAATCTCTTTAACACTTTCATTGTTCTTTTTGCCGAATGATATTGATCTAATAAAATCTCATCCACTTCATTCATATAATATCCATAGTAAAGATTGCTCTGATGTAATGTTGAGGGTCAAAAGGAATACGGTTGCGAGCAAATACAACAAAACCTAGATCATTGTCCTTCATAGCTTCTTTCATTGACTTGCCTGTAGTATATACATCGTCAACAACCAAACGTAATGGATGCCCAGGAGTAATATACTTTTCTAACGCTGCAGCCAGTTTAGTGCCGCCACGAGGAATACCGTAAACACTACCAAATCTAGTACGCTCATTGATGATCCTTGCTAAACAATCCCAGTCTGCATCAGATAATGCATCACATTCAATTTTCCAATTTAACTCATGACCAGCATGGGATATAAAGTTTCCTTCTTGAAATAGATTCATTTGTTTATCCTTTATTCATCCGGAACATCTGCCATATTATTAGGCAAAGGAACAGTTCCAGTGCCACCGCCATATGACATAACCATTGCTGGTTTCGATGTCTGCCATCCTTTCGTATATCCAGTAGATGGCGGCGGTGCGTTACTTACCATTTCTTCATATGTGCCAGGTCCAAGTGAATGATTATCAGTGGTCATTGGCACTTGAGCATTAGCCGTGTGGGATACCAGAGTTAAGATCAAGATCAAATATTTCGTCATACATTGTACCTTACCGCCATTTTCTGTTCTACTAACCATTCGTTGATATTCTGTTTATCCTTAACGATAATGCCAAGATATCTACCATATTTTTCTTGTTTATCTTTAACGGTTAGAAGAGTTACTGTCTTATCTTCTAGAAGAGTAATTAGTTCTGCTTTTAGTTTCCTGCCTTCAACAGTATTCATTTCCGGAGCGTTGATGCCTGCTAATCTAATTTTCATATTCATTTTAATATGGAATCCTAGATCAACTTCGGCTTCTATAGTGTCTCCATCTACGACTCTGGTGACTTTGGCCTGATACTCATACATTACTTTTTCTTTCTAAAGAGATACCACTGGAGTCTTATGAAACCAATGACTCTGTTTATATAGTCTATCAGATAAACGTCACGCTTGTTATTGAGCAACCACAGTCTTTGGTTATCTTCCTGCATAGCAGCAATAAGATATGCTGCCTTACGAGGAACAGAATGACAATGAACGCCATTATGCTTTTCAATCCAATCTGCCAACTCGTGCAGTTGTTGTATTAGTTCGTCATTGTTATTCATACGATATAGACCATAAACCAAGCAATGAAAAGAGCAAGAGCAATAAGAACAGGAACAAACCCAAAGGCATATACTAGTCCTCCGATAATTGCAAGCCATAATGCTATACCAAACAATTCAACTTTCATCTATTCTCTCGCCTACTTCATTGACATGGAAACCAGAACGGACTTCTATTTCATCCTGTGTTTGTTTATAGAACTTGAACACATGATTACAATACCATCTGTCCCAGTCTCCACCGTCAAACTTTTGTTCTTTCAAATAATCATCAAACAGTTTGTTATATTCTGCTTGAGTTATTGATTTCATTCTTTTTCCTTGGTGGTCTATTCCAGATAAGTTCGGAAGCAGGAACAATAATGTGACTGGTTGACCTACCCCAAATATATCTATCAAAACTACTAATAGGTTTCATATCAACCCATCTACGTGCAAAGTAAGGTCTATGCCAATACTTTGCTGTATTATTAAACATTTCTCTGGATATCTTCTTTGGAAGAAGTAAATAACGCATCACAAATCAGCCTTCATCATCGTCTCACTTCCAAAACGCATACGCTTCAATAGCATACTTGTTTCNGGTAGAATACGGTTCATAAAGTATTCTGCGGTNTTNTGTCTGTCCTTATCGTCAGTCATCTTTACATAATTCTCTTATTAGTTCGGCAATCTTCAAACAGTTTTCAGAGTTATACACATTAGACCAATATGCTTGATCTTCACCGTTTGTTGGTCGTTTGCTGAAATACTGTGACGTTGATTCTAACCATAATATTGCTTCAAACGCTGTCATTCTACAATCTCCTCATAACCACGATGCTTCGTAATAGATAGAACGATATTCATCCTTAGAATGTTCTTCAGTTAGCCAGTTTTTAGCCTTCGTGAATAGTTCTATATCACGAGCCTTCTGTTCCTCATGAGGATCGTATTCGTCTTTTTCCTCTGTGAAATAAGCCTTACCAAAGAAAAAACCTGTTACAAGTTCATCATAATGGCTATCATTCTCCCATACATTAATAATATAATCAAGGTCATCTTTATCTAGATCGATCTTCTGGCCATCATCAAATCCGGCAGCAAAGGCTTCAACGATAAATCCATGAAGGTTGACACGTTTATTCCAATAACCCATTTCAAGTAACACAGACGAAACAGGAAATCCATCGACCTTTTGTTCTTTGGAAAAAGAACACTTATTACCGTAGAGATACATATCAAGACCCATGTTTCAATCCTTTCTTGACTTCCTTTTCCGATACAACATTTCCGCAACTACAAAAGGATCTATTCCAGGAAAGTATCCTTTTTCTTGGAGATACTCAGCCTGTCTAATATACTCTATTTGCTCTCGGAAGTCAAGTTCTTTCCACGATTTCATCAAAACCTCGGAATACTAAATAGAAGTGTAGGTCGCAGGACGGGAATCCTCACCTACTCTAAACCTGATCGGAGGTCCAGCATGGATATTTATACTACAACCAACTACCGCAAAATCTGGGAACATTTCAACGGTCCTATTCCTAAAGACGAACAAGGAAGATCGTATGAAATCCATCACATCGACGGTAATCATTCCAATAATCATATAGATAATCTCCAGTGTGTTTCTATACAGGAACATTACGATATTCATTTTTCCCAGAACGACACATACGCTTGTTTGAGAATATCTCAAAAACTCAAAATGTCCCAACAAGAAATCTCTGACTTTGCCACCAAGTTGAATAACGAAAGATGGTCTGATCCCGAATACTATGCCAGAATGTTAGAAATCAATAACGCTCCTGAGATAAGAAAACTAAGGTCAGATAATCTAAAAAGACAATGGGATGATCCAGAGTTTCGTGATAACATGGTGGCCATTAGAAACTCTCCTGAATACTTGGAAGAAAGATCAAAGATAAGTTCAAAGGTTTGGTCCAATACTGCCAAAAGAGAAGCATTATCAAAGAAGCATAAAGAAACATGGTCTGACCCTAAAAAGAGACAAGAGCAGTCGGAAAGACGAAAGAAGTATTTCCAAACTGCTCCTGTGTTTCATTGCTCATGCTGTAATCGTGATATAAAAGGACAACACAACTGGAATCAACATCTAAACTCCAAACAACATCAGAACTCGTCTGGAGTTAGTGCCATCATTGTTTGTGATCCTTGACGAATCTTTTTCAGTAAGAAACTGGCTTCTGGCAAGACATTCTCCATAAAATAAGTTGCGGTAGTATGTCTTGCTTTGTCGTCGGTTGCCAAACAAATACGAATATGCGCCAATCCTAACAAAACCAATCCAAACATTTTCATATATGGATAACTTGCTGCACCAGCATCATTAGGATTCTTCATACCATTTGCTGCTAACCATTCAGTTGCTTGCTTTAGTTCGCTTACGGCTTGTGTCATTGGCTGAACGATATGGTTGATATCGTGTTCATAAGAACTTGTTAGGAATGTTTCAGTATCTTTGAAGAAACGCATAACAGCACGACCCATGTTCTTTGGCAACTTACGACCAACAAGATCAAGTGCCTGAATACCATTAGCACCTTCATAGATCATAGCGATTCTTGCGTCTCGGACAATCTGTTCCATGCCATTGTCACGGACATATCCATGACCACCCCATACTTGCTGCATCTTGATAGCGTTCTCAACACCATAATCAGTAATAACACCTTTGAGAACGGGCGTCATAAGACCAAGACGATCTTCCGCTTCTTCGTCACCGATATCAACCAGCATGGCTGCTTCGAGAATTAATAGACGGGCAGCCTCATTAATGCTGCGAACATCCATAAGCATACGCCTAATATCAGGATGCGAAAGAATAGCGACACTAGGACCGCTAAGATTGACGGCACTCTTACTCTGGATTCTGTCTTTTGCATATTGTANNGCATTTTGATACGCTAACTCCGATTGTGATAGACCNTGAATAGCACAGCCTAATCTAAGTTCATTCATCATAATAAACATGCCCTGGAGACCACGGCAACGTTCACCGATTAGGAATCCTGTAGCGCCATCAAAGTTCATAACGCAAGTTGGTGATCCATGAATGCCCATCTTTTCTTCAATAGCACCGCAAGATACTTTGTTGCGTGATAGATCAACAAGATATTTCGGTACAGCAAACAAACTAATACCTTTGACGCCTTCTGGATCGCCTTCCGCACGGGCGAGGACGAGGTGTAGAATGTTCTTTGTTAGATCATGTTCACCACCAGAGATAAAGATTTTCTGACCAGTAATCTCATATGATCCATTATGTTTATCTACCGCTTTAGTCTTGAGCAAACCAAGATCAGTACCGCAATGTGGTTCTGTTAGACACATTGTACCTGTCCATTCACCACGCACCATTGGTGGAATGAATGTTTCTTTCTGTGCATCTGAACCAGAAACTAATAGTGCTTGAATAGCACCACGTGTAATGCCAGGAAAAAGAGACCAAGCCATATTAGAAGAGGATACAAAC